ATCAAGAGCATTCGAGTTCACGCTTACGACGTTCAGGAATCTGCCGTTGGCGAGTGCAGGACATTCCAGGGGTGCAAGATTCTTGAAGGTTGCGACATAAATCCACTTCTCTACTCATCGGAATAGCATGCCAAACTTAACCCTCATCACGCTCACAGCTCCAAGCCTTCCGTACAATTATTGTCCGTCCAACTACCAACAGTTGGCCAACGATATCATCGGCGGCACGCAAGCTACGTTTAACAGCGCGATTGGAAACTCATTCTTCAACTTTGGCCCGACTGTTCCTGCGCTGAACAATCAGGTTTATCCGTGGTTGGATAACAACGGCAACTGGTGGGTTTTTCAGGGAGGTTATTGGGCGAGACAAAACCCTGTTGCCGCAGGTGGAAGCGAGCGTCGCATCTTCGTTGGAACAAGTGCCGATGTCCTTTCATACGACGGCGGCGATGGGACGGTTTACTCTGGCAATCCTTACGCCGGTTCAATGTGGGAAATTGACACAGCTTTCGAAGCTCGATTCCCGGTTGGAGTCGGTACGTTCGCGGCGAGCGGAGTTGTCAGCGTCAACGGAACAACCACCTCGACCGCTGTTGCCGGTGAGGACAAGCATACGCTTGTTACATCGGAAATGCCGTCGCATACGCACCAGATTCTCGACCAGTACATTAACCTCGCCCAACGCGGATCGGCTGACACAAGTGTCTTCAGTGCAACGAATCGCTCGGAAGGAGTGGCCAACCTGTTGCCGACCACATCGGTTGGTGGCGATGCGGCCCATAACAACCTGCCGCCGTTTTACGGTGTTTACTTTATCAAGCGAACTGGCCGAGTCTACTACACCAAATGAAGCTAATCGTTCAGGACATTCGCTCCACAATCGCCCGTGTCATCGGAGTATGTGTCGATGATGCGCGCGTTTATGATTACATCAATCAAGCGTGTCGAAGGCTTCTACACAAGGGTCTGTGGGCTGGATCGTACGGTCGATTCACGGTTACGACCGTTGATGGGTGTATTACTTGGCCGCGAGCGATTGAAACCATTGAGGCTGTCGCCGACTGCTGCGGAACCGGATCGGTAAGAAACCAATGGTATGAATTTCAAGAAACTGGATTTGGACTTCTTGGAAAATGCAACCCGTGCGCCGGAAACCAGCTTGTTGATCGTGGCACTGTTGTTTCTTACCGTGATTTGTCTGGCGGCAATAACAGCTACATTCGAGTTTACCCTGGCGACGCTTCAGATGTCGGCAAAACAATCACGCTCCAAGGATACGACGCGAACGGTCAATGGATTCGCACTCAATCCGGTGGAACATGGATTGACGGCGAAAAGCTGACGCTCGCTCTCCCTTACGTTCAGTCTTCCAAGAAATTTACCGCACTGACTGGCGTCATCAGGGAGGCAACAAATACCGCATCGCGGCTTTACGAGTACAATCAGGCAGTTTTTGCCGAGATTGATCTGGCAGTTTACGACCCTGATGAAACTTTGCCGCAGTATCGTCGTAGCCTGTGGACTGGTCGAAACAGCGATTGCTGCACTCAGACCGTCACGGTTATTGGCAAGATGCGCCACATCAACGCGACGAGCGTCAATGATTACCTCATTCCTCCGTGCGCTGATGCCATCAAGCTGATGGTCATGGCCATTCGAAAGGAAGAGAACGATTTGATTCAGGAAGCAGTGGCCTACGAAGCTAAAGCTGTTCAAGCTGTGCAGGAGCAGACCATGCAGTATCTGGGCGACGCTGTCGCGACGATACGCATGGTCGGTGTAGGATTGAATGGCGGTGGATTCTCGCAATGGTTCTGAACCAAAAGGATAATTTATGGCAATAGGACTTGTAGGTTCAATTTTGGGTGGAGCAGGAATTTCCGCAGCGGGAAGCCTGCTTGGTGGGCTTTTTGGCGGAAAGAAGCCAAAGGTTCCAGAATTGAAGCCGATTGATTTTGCTGGAGAACAGCAAAAGGCGATTCAGCAGAATATCGCATCGCTTGAGCCTGCAACCGAGTTGGCCACCAAGACGACCGCCGCTGAGCAGTCTCAGCTTGAGGCGCAGCTTCGTCGCGCGATTCCTGGCTATGACCAGTTGATTCAGCAGGCTGGCAAGAACATTGGGTCGGCCTTGCGAGGCGAAATCTCACCAGAGGTTTCTGCTCAGGTTCAACGCTCTGCCGCTGGACGAGCTTTGTCTGGAGGATTTGGCGGCGCATCTGGATTCGGTCGTGCGCTAACCGCTCGCGACTTGGGGTTGACTGGGATGCAGCTCCAGAATCAAGGTCTTGCTCAGGCTCAGAGTTTCATTCAGCAGCAGCGTGCGGTGGGTATGGCGCAACCGTTCTCGGTTAGCAGCATGTTCATTACACCGAGCCAAAGAATTGGATTCATGCAGCAGCAGCAACAGCTTCAGTATGGACGCGATTTGCAAGCCGCTCAGGCCGCTGCTTCCGCTTCTCCGATGCAGCAAGCGTTGCAGAGTGCTGTCACTGGATTTGGTGGTCAGGTTGGCGGCGCGCTGTCGCAATATGGAATTTCGAGTGCGTTGATGTCTCAACTGCCAGGGGGATATCGACCGCCATCGTCTTACAATCCCCAGAACGATCCTGAGCTTTATTCTTTTCCGAGAACAAATACCTCTGAAATAGGGCCGCAATCTACCAGCCTATTCCCTGAATACAGCTCGTCCAATTTCGGACTCTAAATCTTATGGCCGACCAATCTCTTCAAGCGTTTCAGCTAGGCGCATCGCTGTTCGACCGCGCGCAGACGCAGCAGCGGATGATGGAGCAGTTGCAGATGCAGACGGCTGATCAGATCATGCGCCAGCGTCAGGCGGATCTTCAGAATAAGATTCAGTCGAAGGCGTATGCGGATGCGCTTGCAGAGTCGGAGGCGCAGAATCTGGAATACGACGCTTTTCAGAACTTCAATCAGCAGGTGTCTGACTTTTTGAACAGCACCACTGAAGGCGCTGCAATGCCAGCTCTTCCGAGATTCAAATCGAAGCAATTCAATCAAGAGGCGACACGTTTGGTAAACGGTCTTGAGCCGTATTCTGCTCGCGCTGAACTGATTAAAAAGCAGGCCAAACTTGCCGCATTCACAGATCAGCTTGAGGCAAAACGAATTGAGGACGCTCGAAAATATAGTGCATTAACGCGCACCGCTGATGGAAAGTACGTCATTGATGATGCGTTAATTGCTAAAAAGCGCACGGAAGAAGAGCAGCTCGGAAAAGCGTCAAAACTTGGAGCTTTGGGGCGTCTTGGAAAAAACACCGTTCAGAGCATGATCGACTCTGGACAGATTCCTCAAGAAATCGCACCCCAAGCTATCCTTGCTGCCGAAAGTTTTGAAAAATCAAAGACCGGAGCAGTCGGCAAGAATACTGATCTGTTTATTGAAGCCGCTAAAGCCAAGGCAGCAGCTTCTGGACAAGAGCTTACGCCAGTCAAGGAAGCTGAACTGAGGCAGACATTTATTGGCGGAGGTGGACGTCTCAAGCCGCTTGAAGCTAAGACGGCCACAAAGCTGGAGGACGAGTTTGCCGTCATGGAAACGATTGACTCTCTTCAAGACGGTATCTCCGAGTTTGAAAAACAGTATCCCGGCAAAAAGTTCACTGACTTCCTCGGGGCGATTCCGACCACTGAAGTTAAGATCCGGTCGTTGATTCAAACGGAAAAAGATCCAATGAAGCAGGAAGCGTTGGGATTGCTGGCTGACTTCATGGGGGTTGTCAATCGCACTGCAAGAACCACTTCAGGATTAAACGTCACCGAAAGCGAAGGCAAACGAATCGCTCAGGAAATCGGTGGATCTTTCGACAAAAACTCGCTCATCAAACTTGATCGATTCCGGAATCGAATTGAGCGGAGTGCGCGTGGAACCATTGGAAGAAACATCGACAAGGCTCTTCCGTCATTCTATGAGCGTTGGTCAACCACTCCGTTTGGAACCAGAACGACGGCAGCGTACTCCGCTCCTGGCGTTTCATTCCAATCTACGGAGCAATCGACCGAATCGATGAGTCTTGAAGATATGCAGCGTTTGATTCAGCAGTTGAAGGCAGAGAACGAACAGTAATAAAAATATGCCATTATCACCTGAAAAAGCTGCTTTGCTTCAACGACTTGAGTCAGAAGTTGCTCGTCGAATAGCGTCAAGCAACGCTGTTCCGAATCAACCTTCTGTTCCGCAGGTTGAAGCTGCCGCCGCTGTTGGATCGACAGCTCAGTTGAATCAGGCTGTAAAACAGTCGGCCACTGTTGGAGAGATGCGTCGCCGCGAAGAGCAGGGGCTTGTTTCTGCGCTTAATCCAGAGCAAATCAGGCAAGCGACGATGAGTGACGCTGCTCGGATGGGCGAGGCGATGCAGCAAGAGGAGGCTCGTCTTGCTGCTGCTGGCGCACCGTCGATGTTTGATGAGACTGTCCCTGAAGGTGCCGCATCGGTTGCGCTTGGATTTGCTGCTCCAGAAATGCTTGCCGCAAGAGTTCCAGCTTTGGCCCGTGCGGCAATGGCTGGAAAACTTCTTCAGAGAACCGGCGCGCAGGCTACTCTTGGGGCAACCGGAGGGGCTGCATCCTCAATTCCAAAAGCCGTAGAACTTGTTGCCAAAGGAGAACCTACTGAAGCGGTTACAGAAGTTGCTAAAGAAACCGCAATAGGAACAGCACTTGGCCCTGTAATTGGAGAGCCAATGCGAGTCGTAATGGCTGGCGTAAAGGCATTGGGTGGAAAGCTACCACTCATCAAGGAGACTGTGGCCAACTTGTTCAGGCCGGTTGACCTGACCTCTGATCAACTTAAAATGTTGAGGTCAGTTCAGACTATTGAAACTGCGACTGGACAGCAGGTTCCGATTTCTTTAGCAGGAGCGATAGATTCTCAGGCTATTTCAAAGAGAATGGCTTTAGAAGGAGCAGAACCTGATCCTGAAACAATGGGCCAACTCTATGAACTTGCCCTTCATCGAGCAGCAAATACCCCTCGCGGAAACAGGACTCCACAAGAAATTAGCCGTCAGGTTTTCGATGTTCTCGATCCGCAACGTCAAGGTCTTGGGAAGCAAGCCGAGATGGCGGTCCAAAACTTTTCTAATAGAGCGGCAAACTCTGTAAACAATGCAGAACAGCGTATTCGTCAGGTTGGGAAATCTTTTTTTGCACCTGGACGTAGCCTTGCTTCGATTGGAGATGACCTGAAAGAACTTGCTGAAAACTCGCTGGAGACGGCAAGGACTTCGTGGAACAAGGCTTATTCAGATGCCAAGAAGCTGCCCGAGTATTCACAGACCCTTGTGGATCTTCAGCCGCTCATAGACTTTGCAAATTCCACAGGACTGAATCTCGCTAAAACTGCTGGAGGAAACATTTCTGTTATCGCAGCACCTGCCGGACAGCGCGCCACACTTGCTGCCGCAGAAGATTTGTTAAATACGGCGAGTCTTGAGGAGGCTAGAAATCTGGCATCGAATCTTTCAAAGCAAATCAGGCAAGCTGGTATTCTTCCAGGCGTTGATGTTCGCACCAAGGCGCAACTGGCAGAAATTGCGGCGAATCAAATCGACAGTGCTGTCTCACAGTCTCCTCGTCTTCAAAAAGCACTTGGCGCAGCAAACCAAAATTACGCTCAAAACATCAGTCGTTTTAGGGGTAATTTGAGCGATGGCATTCTCAAGGAAGTTGGCGAGGGCGGTGGGCTTTCTGGAGAGGCTATCATTTCTCGGCTCACCGGATCTAACGCTGAAACCAATCTCAGTCTACTAACCGATCTTTTTGGCTCTTCAAACGCCCAAAAGGGTATTGATTTGGTTAAGGAGGCAATCGTTAGCACGGCATCTCAAGCTGGTAGAAAAGGTGCTGGAATTAACGTAGGGAGGATGTTTGAAACGATTAACGGACTCCCAGAGCCTGTGAGAAATAGGCTTTTCCCAAACTACGCAAACATTAGAAACGCGTTTATCTCGGAATCTCGACTTGGAGATATTAGGGTTGCTGTAAAATCACCGGAAGGATATTTGGCATCAGTCAATGCTGATCCGCGTTTTGTCGAGCAAATGCTTGGAACGACCGATAAAAACACTCTCCAGCAACTTGCACAAAAAGCAGTTCAAGAAGATGTCCGCGTTAGGTCTGAGCTTTCGAAACTTGGACTCGACAAGGTTGTGGATAGAGATGCGTTTGACATCGCAAAATTTGTTTCAGATCCGATAAATCAGCCAAAAATTGCAAATGTTGTTTCTAGGTTGTCCTCAAGAAAACCAGATGTACTTCGAGATGTTCAGTCTCTTTTTATCGACGATCTTCTTCAGCAGTCGAAAACGGGAGATGTGATTGATGGTCAAAAACTTCTTAACCTTGTGTCTTCCGGGGTTCAGGCAGGTCCAACAACGGCAGGCCGAGTTGCTAGTCCATTATTTGAAACAGCAAATACACTTTTAGGTCCTACTGGAAGACAAGAACTTGAAAAGGTTGCGAAAGCTATTGCCGACATGCCAATCCCAGCAAAGTCGGCATCTGATGTGAATCGGGGTCTAATTAACTATCTTTTGGTTGGATACCAAGGCGGTAATGTGGCTCAAGGAACAGTTCCAGCCACGCTGGCCTTTCTGTCTCGACTGTGGAATTCAAAGAGTGAAGTTCGTTATCGTTTTGCGGCAAAAATGTTGTCGTCTCCAGAACTTCGAAAGTTGGCCATGACTCCTGTCAAAGATGTCGAGGCGGCTTCTTTGGTTAGCGCGGCAAATCAACTTTCACAGTCTTTGCGTCAGGAATTTGGAAAGAACTCAGAGGAGTACAGGCAAGCGGTTGAGGCTGAAAACGAACTTCCATGAAAACCTCTCTCTCCAAAAAAGGTAATACCTACAAGGGGCGTAAGGTGACGCTCAACAAGCCGTTCTACACTCCTGGCGAGCGGAAGAAGAGCGCGGTGTACGTCAAGAATGACAACGGCAACGTCATCAAGGTTCGCTTTGGAGACGCCAACATGACGATCAAGAAGTCGAATCCTGAGCGTCGTAAGAACTTCCGCGCGCGGCATAACTGCGCGACGGCAAAGGACAAGACGACGCCTAAGTATTGGTCGTGTGCTGCGTGGGGGGTTGCAATGGTTGGTACTTCGGCTATCTTGTCGATGTGCAAACTATTGAATCAAATCACCAGCATGTAAAAGTAGGTCGATGGAAATTTTTTGACCTAAAATGCGATGTCTGCAAAACCTCAAAACTGGTCAGAGTTGATGTCGTCAGAAGGCTCGACAAGCAGTCAAAACCTTGGAGGTGCAATCACTGCGTTGCGTCGGAATGGCTTTTCAAGTTATCGACAAGACACGGAAAGTACGGATCTGGATCGTACAGGTCGTGGATCAAAATGAAGGATAGATGCCTAAATCCTGCTCACGTTTATTCTAAATACTACAGACTGAAAGGAGTCACAATTTGTGAAAAGTGGCTCTCTTTTGAAGGTTTTTACGAGGACATGGGAGACAGACCTGATGGCTACAGCCTTGATCGAATTGACAATAACCTAGGATATTTCAAGGATAACTGCCGATGGATTCCTCTTCGCGATCAGCCGAAAAATCGGTTGATTTGCAAAAAGAAATATGTTCCAGAACTCGGCAAAGCATGGTGATTTTATGGACAAGATGAAACTTGGCGGTGGTGGTCGTTACGAGAAGCTGATCGGCAGTCTTGAGAAGAAGGGTGTGAAAGATCCTGCTGCATTAAGTGCAGCCATTGGCCGCAAAAAATACGGCAAGGCGAAGTTCCAATCGCTCGCTGCGAAAGGTCGTCGCCGTGCCGAGCGCGAGAAGGCTAACGCTTAGGTCGTCCCGTCCACGGCTTCTTCGCCGCTGCTTTATCCACGACGAACTTCTCAGGCTCCGCGTAGTTCCATGAGATGTCGCCGCCTGTGCCACGCTGGATCATAATCGATCCGGTAACTTTTCCTTCTTTGTCTGTCATGCCGGAACGGTCTGCCCGTTTCGCCATGCCGAGCATGAACTTGCGCGGATTGTTGAATCCAACCTCCTTCATCACAATCACCTCTCTCGCCCAGTTCGTCAGATCGGACGATCCGAATCCTGAGTAGGCCAAATCTGCCACGCTCTCCGGTTTGTCGTCCTTACCCTTCGGCTTGGGGAAGTGATGGACAAGTATTAGGACAACACCTGTCTCCATCATAATCGGTTGGAGCAGATGTCGCGTGAAGTTCGCGCAGACCTCGATGTCCGCAGGATTGCCGCCCATGTAAGAGAGCAGCGGATCGATGTAAACCAAGTCCGC